TTTTGTGAAGCAATTTATTGAAAGCACAGGAAACATCGAACTAGATAACGATATCAGGGTTATGGTGTTTAAAAAAGTTTCAACAACAAGATTCAGAGCTTATATTCAAGAAGAAGGAAACGTTGCTCAAAACATTAAAATTCACTTCGAAGTAATACAGTTATAAAATGAGAACAATAAAAGGTCAAGACTTAGTAAGAAACGAAGATAATCTTCCTGATGGCGGTTTAGTTAACGAAACAATTAACCAACAAGGAACACCGGTTGTTGAGGAAATTTATGGCGATATTCATTCTAATATTTACAAGGTACTAAGAGACGCCGGTGTAACACCAAACGAAATCCAAGATAACGAGCAAAATGGTTATCAGTTTCTTAAAGCTCTCAAGTTGCTGGCAAACGAGCTGAATGATATTGAGCAAGTTTTAACCGTTGATGGTTTTGTGGTTGAAATAAATATCAAGCTTTCGAGTTTACCTGATGAATATCTTTTTATTGGAAAAATAACTGAAAATCTGAGTCCAGGCGATTACGCTCTAAAAGGGTCTGAACCAAACGCTTTACTTTTAACAGTTGAGGATAATATAATCAGCTCGTCTGTTGTTTTGTTGAAAATAAATCAAAACGGTTGTACTATTAAATCTATCAGCAGACAAGAGGTTGATTTTTTAAATGTTTCATTTGGTAATCCGTTGTCGTACAATAGTTCGTCAATGATGTACTACTATAACGAAGGAAATGTCTTCACGGATTACCCAGAAAATTATAGCCTTCAAGATTTAATCAATGTATATGAAGGTAATTTAGAAAATAAAGTCGTTCAGGTTATTTTATTTAAAAATAGATTTTTCTGTTTGACGTGCTCAACTCAGGATGATCAGTACAATATTTATTCAATAAATCTTAACGACTTGACAGTTGTTGAAAACAAAAATATATCTCTTCAAAACGTCTCTGATAATTTACCTCACATGTATTGCAATGGTATCTCGATCATCTTATCAAATAGTTCATTAGGTGGGTCAAATAATTCAGTTAATGATTCAGATTTAGCTTTCTTAAGTTTTAATGAGAACTTAAATACGCTGTCAATTCTTAACTATGAACAACTAGATTCTAGGTTTAAAAAAACGACGAATTTAGTTGCTTTAAAAGATTCTTTTTTAGTTTACACTCAAGGAAATTTATTTACCTATCCGTTTGACGGAGCTGACAGAAGTTTTTTAGGAAACTTTAAAACGGTGAATGGAATGATTTTTAGTTTCAATAATAGCAATTATCATTCAAACGGAGAAATAGCAACTAAATGGCAATATTAAATGTCAATAATGATGAAATAATTAAACTGACCGCAAAGCTTGAAAAACTTCATAGGTCTGCTTTTCCATCAGCCGTAAGAAACACTTTAAACAATGCAGCTTTCGAAACTAAAAAAAATATTCCGGTAGTAGCTAGAAGCAAGTTCACAACTAGGCAAAAGACGTTTTTCAAAAGATTTTCAACAGTATCTAAGGCTAGTGGTTTTGACTTGTCGAAAATGATTTCAATAGCCGGAATTGATGCGTCTAAGGATCCTGAAATGGCTTCAAACCTAGAGTCTCAAGAGTACGGAGGAATGGTCAGGGCTAAAAAACTAATTCCGCATGACGATTCAAGGATATCTAAGAGCCAGAGTAAACGTGTGAGCGCGAAAAATAGATTAAACAAAGTAAGAGCACACAACGGAACAAAAGCTTTTAAATCGCATAAAGGAACCAGAAAAAGTCGTTTTGTGGCTGCTGTCATGAGTACTGCAAAAAGCGGGAAATCACACATGCTTTTAAAAACTGGAGCAAAAGGAACTATCTATGAAGTAAAAGGGATCAAGTCTAGTAAAAAAACCAGAAAGGTAAGTTTCAAAATTAAAAAACTTTATTCAGTAAGAGACACGAATAGACACAATGTTAAAAGTAGAGGTTTTGTGAGGCAAAGCGCAAATCTAGCGTCTAAAAAGCTAGAGGATTTCTATGTAAGTAACGCTGAATATCAATTTAAAAAAGCACTAAAAAAATGAGCTGGAGAGATAAGTTGCAAAATGTTGAGTTTGAAATTAAAACTGGCGACGGAAAGGTTTTTAATCCTTTATGGAAAAATGGCTCAAAAGAAAAAGAGTACAATTCAACCAAGTATGATTTTATCAATGTTGAAGGCTCTTTTATAGATAGAAAAAAACCTCAATCAGGAAAGTATCCTTTGGTTTTTTGGTTTCAAGGTGATGATAATTTAGAAGTGTCTCAACAATTTGAGGATTCAGCTAACGACAGCAGGCCTTGGCAAATAGAGCATCCTTTTTATGGTACATTAATTGGTCAACCTATTAACCTAAAAAGGAACGACAACAACTATAATGTCACTGAAATAACGGTTGATTTCTGGGAAAGCATAACTGACGACTACCCTTTATCAAGTTTATCAACTGTTGATGAAGTTAAATCTATGGTTAATAATATCAATTTATTAAACCTAAAAAGCCTCAGTGAAAACACCAAACCAAAGACAAGCGATATAACTTCTGTGAAAGAGAAATCAAACATCTCATCATCTAAATTTAAGCCAGATCAGGGTTCTTTTAATAACTATCAAAACACAATCAGAAAAGCCGTTGAATCAGCCGATAATATTGTTGTTTCGCCAGCTGATTCATTTAGATCTTTGCAAGAAGTGATAAACATTCCGGCTCTTTTTTCAATTACTGCGAAGCAAAGATTAAAATCGTATTCCGAAGCTTTTAATACCTTAAAAGATGAGGTAGAAAGCGTTTTTGACAAGTATTATTTTGAAAGTCAAGCGGCTAGTCTGTTTTGCGGTATGTGTCTTAGTTCGGTGACTCCTCTTGAAAACGAATACAGCACAAGAGGAGACGTTGAATCAGTAAGTTCGTTGATAACTAATTTATATGAGCAGTATTTATCAATCATTGATTCGAATCAAGTGTCAATTAACGAAATAGGCTCATCTTGGTCGCCTGATTTAAGCATTCAATCAAACTTGTTAAGCTTGATAAATTATACAATTAGTCAGCTTTTCGTGATTAGTTTTAATGCAAAACAAGAGCGAACCTATGAGTTAAAAAAAGACAGTAATTTAATAATATTAACTCATAGGTTTATGGGGCTAGCAAGCGACGAAAATCTTGAGACATTCAGAAAAATAAATAATATCAAAAATGACGAACTTTTTAAAATAAGAAAAGGTAGAGTTGTCAAATTCTTTGTATAATGAAAATAAAAATAGACGGTAGAAATTATTCGTTTTTTGATGAACTTAAAATTAGCTTTAAGCTTGATTCCATGGCGTCTGTTTTTAGTTTTAAAGGTAGATTTAATCCTAGTAACCTAGAGCAGCGAAAAATATTCAAACCATTAGGATATCTAGATGTTGATATTTTAGACAACGACAACAACTTGCTGCTCAAAGGTACCTTGTTGAATACATTGCTCAACAGCGACTCTGAAAGGAAATTGCAGTCTTTATCAGGTTATTCTAAGTCGGGAATCATTGAGGATTGCGCCATACCTTTTAGTTCTTACCCGCTTGAAAAAAACAACATGAATCTAGATGACATAGTTTCAAGCCTTCTAAGACCGTTTGATATTAATTACATAGTAGATGATTCGGCTTTGGTTTTGATGAACCAGAACTATTCAAAAACAGTTGCTGAACCGTCTGAGAGTATTGGGTCATTTATTAAAAAGTTAGCAGCACAGCGGAATATCATAATAACACATACCAATGACGGTAGTTTATTATTTTACAAACCAGATTTAAAAGCAGGCTCTAAGGCTTTTTTTAACAAAGAAAACACGATATCAATGTCTTTATCAGTCTCTGGCCAATCTATGCACTCAGAGATCACGGTAATAAGGCAGCCGTCTAAAGATAACCCAGGTTTAGAAGCTGTTGACACTATTCAAAATAATTTAGTTAAAAAAAATAGATCACTGGTTAAAACGCTTTCAAACGGAACTGAAACTGACACGAAAAAAGCTGCTGATAATGTACTTGCAAGTCAGCTGAGATCTATCGCAATAAAAATTGAATTAAATAAAATTATTCACGATATTAAGTGCGGCGATCTTGTCGAGGTTCAAAATGATGAAATTTATTTGTTTAAAAGATGTCTTTTAGTTGTGAAAGAAATAGATATCACTGAAAACAGTTCAAGCGAGATTATGTCAATTAATCTAGTTTTACCTGAAACATTCACTGGTGAAAATCCTAAAAACATATTTGAAACATGAAAATGACTTTCAGCTTAGTAAAAGAAAATCTACTTTCAAAAGGGAAAAGAATTTTAAAAGTGCTTCAGTATGGAGCAAAAACAGCTTCAGTGACTGGGCCTTATGGCGACGATTCGTCACCTTTAAAAGATATGATAGCTATTTACGCACCTACTGATGAATCTGGAGATGCTGTGATAATGGGTTACATAAATAAACATCAAATATCTAAACCAGGCGAAAAACGTATTTTTAGTGAAAACCCAGATGGATCACTAAGTTGCTCGATTCATTTAAAAGCCAATGGAATTTGTGAAATAGGTGAGGCTTCTGATTTTGCTGTAAGACACACTCCGCTTGATACAGGGCTGCAAAACCAGAACGCTTTAATTAATGCTGAATTCGCGAAAGTTGCTTTGGCTATTAACGCAATAGTTCCAGGTAGTTATTCACCCGGAACTATTAATATTGATATCTCTAATGCTAAAATTGAAAAGACTAAGATTTAAGCCTCAATCACATCAATCACCTTGTGACTTGTATTTGAACAAGACCAATTCTTAGCTCTATAAACTTCAAAAGTCACCTTCACGTTTTTTCTAGGAGCGAAAAATATATTTAACTTGTAAATTTGTTTTACCATAAGATCTTCATCGTTACTACTCATGCTTAATATATTTAAACAGTCAAATCCGTCAAAATATATATTATCTGAAAAGTAGTTAATTAGATGTATCAACTCTTTGGTGTTGATTTGGTTTTCTACTTCTTTGTTTAATTGAAAAGTTTCCATAATGTATTGTTTTTAACTGTTTGTTTTCTACACCACGAAGATAAGGCTAACTTCAATTTCATTCCAAATTATTCCACCGGTTTTTTTAAAACAAGCTGTTTTTCTTCAATTTCCAGAATATTTAAAACAGCATCAATCAGTTCATCTGGCCTCGTTACAAAGCCGTCTTTTTCGTTTCTCCATAGCTTTGTATATATAGATGACTCGCTTCCTTTGAGAAGCTTCTTTTTTAGTATTTTTTTAGCCAACTGCCGCTTGCTTTTTATTTTTTTGCCTGGAGGTTCTTTTTTTATCTGCTTTAAGTCATGGATCATTATGCAGTTATCTATATCTAATACGTTTTTCATCAGAATTGAATTGTTTTGGTTTTTACACCTTTTAATTTTTGTTTAACTTGTTTTCTAGTCATTCCTTTGTAATTACCCTCGTAACAAGAAATGGCTTCATCTACGGTCGTACATAAGCGCCAAACGTTGCCTTCTTTTTCCCATACTTTAGCCCATTGAAGTTGTTTTTTAACCCTAGCAACTTCATGCCTAGATCCTTTTATTTTTAACTCAGTTGCAATGTTGAAATCTTTGCTGAAAAATATAAAATCAGCAACCCCAGGAATGATACCAATAGATCTAGCTTTAAAAGCTTGAATCTTGTTGTTCCTTTCATTTGAGACATGAAAAAGCTGCCCCGATTTCTCGGGGTGTTTTTGACTAAACTCGGTGGCTATTAATGATTGAAGTTTTTCCTCTCTCATCTAGAATGGTAAATCATCATCCTCGTTTATCTCACCGTGAGATCCAGAATTATCTGTTGACTCTGGTTTGCTGTCATCAAAGTCTTTGATGTTTCCTAAAATAGATAGGTTTCTGAAAGCATCTTTTTCCTTTTCAGAAGCTTCACTCCATTTTTTATTACCGTTCTGAGAAATAAAACCGTTTTGTCCGTACTCATCTTGAGGCGATTTTGTAACCACATTCAAATTCATATAAACAGCTCCGTTCTCACCTTCAATCAGGTAATTTTCTTTTATAGGAATAAAAATACCTTTGATTTTTTTCTTCTTTCCTTTTTTAGTCATTATGACGTGCTTCAGTTTGCTCAATGCAATACTACCAGCATATTTTTTCATGACTGTTTCGCTGTTATTTGCCTTAGGCGCCTTGCCTTCTTTTTTGCTTTTTCCGGACTTGTCTTTTTTAGACTTTTTCTTGTCTCCCATTTTACTTGATTTTTAAATTAATAATTATTTTTTGAATTTACTGTTGCAAATTTGAAGCACTTTGTAAATTCGTCTACTGCTCCAATTATATTGACTGGCATATCGCTTAATTGCCGCTTCTTCACCTTGCTTCCATATCATTAAATAAAGCCAGTTAAGGTGATGTTTTTTAATTTCTCGATACTTTGTAAGCTCCTCAAAAGTCATATCTTTAAAAGACTTTTGTTTAAGTGAAACACCGTTTTCATCAGTGATCTCTGATAATACTAAATCTATTTCTTTTGCTTTATCTTTTAACGGGTATTTAAAACCACAAAAAGGACAAATTTTATAGGTAGCCATTATTAATCTTTTACATCCTTTTTTAACTTTTCCATCACCTTTTAAGTCATTAAACTTGCTATCTTCTCCACAGATTTTCATTGGCGGAATCCCTCCGCCTGGCTTAGATTCTTCGTGCCAAAGACTCCAATCCCTGTCAACATCATAAGGACCAAACCTAGCTTTATTTCCTCCAAAATCTAAAACAGTAAAATGAGTTTTAATCATGCTACCGTCTTTGACTGTTCTAGATCCTCTACCGATCATTTGGTAGTATAAAACCAAAGACATAGTGGCTCGGTAAAGAGATATGACCTGAACACTTGGATCATCAAATCCGGTAGTAGCTATGTCGACGTTGACAAGGACGCCATCTTTGCTTTTTTTAAACCAATCAAAAACTCTTTTTCTCTCTCCGCTTAATTTCCCAGCCCATTTTTCATAAAGCTTATATGACCTAAATTTTTCGTCGAATACTGCTTTAGTCGCTGGAGTCCATTTCTTTGGTTCCTTGGGCGCTGTTTTTGCACTTGCTATAAATTTAGCATCGACACCAGCTTTGTGCAATTCTTTTGTCGTTTTTATCGCGTGTTCAACGTTACAACAAAAAACCATCATCTTCTGACCTGGAGTCATTTTTAAATAATTTTTAACCAAGCCTTTATACAATTTACTATCGTCGTACTTTTTAAACATTGAAGACTCGCTGAAATCGCCTTTAGCTCTGTTTATTGATACTCCGCTCATATCAGGAGTTCCGCAATCATAAATATCACAGTTAAGCAGATAACCTTTTTTAATTAGCCATTTAATTGGTTTTCCTGTCACAATGGTGTCGTATTGGATACCAAGCTGAACCATTTTGCCGCTCCTAAAAGGTGTTGCTGTAACACCAAGAACGAATTTATCAGCTAAAAAATCAAGAGAGAATAAATGATTAAATTCTTGCTTATGAGCTTCATCAATTATAAATAAGTCGATTTCTTTTTTGAAAAAATCTAACCATAAAGGCTTCTTTAGTCTGTTTCTCAATGTTTGAGACATACCTATATAAACTGATTTTTTTCGATTCAAGAACCTTACTCCTTGCTTAACATAAAAAGGGTTCATATCAAACTTTTCAATAGTTCCTCCAGCTTGTAGCAGCAGTTCGGCTCTGTCTGTCACTATTAAAACTCGTTTTCCTTTTCTTGATGCTTCACTTGCTATGTGTGAAAACATAATCGTCTTTCCTGATCCTGTTGGTGATTGTCCTATTACATGCTTGTTACCTTTTCTAAACTGCTTTGATATTTTTTTTACAAATTGTTTTTGATGTTTATAAAGTTCAATTTTATCCGACATAAGCTGCTATCTATTGGTTCATAAGTATTTCGCCGTTCTCTAGCAGTATTTCGCCGTTCTTAAGTTGCTTCGCTTTAAAATCACCAGTCCAATTAACAAACAACCAAAGCCCTAACTCTTTCGCCATTTTTTCTAATAAAGCTCTGGTTTTTTTATCAATCGGCACATCATCTATCCATAAGTAAGGCAAGGTTTTTGTTTTTTTGCCTAATAAGTAGTTCTGAATGAGCAAGCATATCATTGGTTTTTGAGTTCCGCTGTATGACGAAAGCTTTCTTAATTCTCTGTCCGGATTATTGAAATACTTTTTATCATACCTACCGTCGTACATTAAGTAAATGTTTTCATCTTCTTCGTTTTTTTGATCAGTGCAAATAAACAAACCTTTTACCCCGGTATCAATCTCGGTAAGCTTAAAATAATAATCTTTTTTGATTTCATTTACTTTATCGTTAGCATCTTGCCAATCGTGAAAAGCGTTCACAGCTTCAATTTCTTTGTTAATCGATTTGGCATTATCGACTGCCTTTTGCGCTTCTATAAGTTGCAACTCTAAATCCTTTGTATCTGCTTCATCTTTTGATTTAGATACTTTTTTATACTTCTTCTGAATATCTTTATATCTTAATAAAGCATCATATATCACTCCAGAATCTTTAAACTTTTTAGGTTTCGAGGTAATTTTATTTCTTATGTCAAACTTAACCTCTGGGCTTTTTTCACCTAAGTCTGGCAGGTTCTTAATAAGTGTTTCTTTTACAAATTTCCTTCTATTTAAATCACCAATTAAAGCATCTATATAAAAGTTAGCTTCTGACAGATTCTTTTCCCTAGAATCAATCTTTTTGTTTTGTTCTATGATAGTTGCGTTAAGATCTTTGATGTCAGAAACGACTTCAGCTGCTTCAAGCTTTAATTTATTAAGCTTGTTTTCTTTAGCTTGCTCTAAGTTTGTTTCAGCAAAGTTTATTTTTGATTTAATTTTAGCAGCTACCTTTTCTAATTCATCAATTTTTTTCAGCTCTCTTCTTGTCTCAAAATTGATTCCTTTTTTAGTCATATCGTCAGCAATCCCTCCGACTTCTTTTCGCTTCATATCCATATGACTTCTATGGTTTTTAGCTTTTTCAATTTTATGAATTATGCTGTCTGTATATTTATGATTCTTTTTGTCAAAAATTACTCCTTTTGACTCTAGTTCTGAACTATACAGTTCAAGCAAAATATTTCTGGTCGTTGTTGGATTCTCGCTTGTGAGCTCATCTAGACGCCACGTGAGCGCCGTTTGAAGTGATTTTAAATAACTTGCCGGAGTTGCTCTTTTTCCGTCTAAAACAACGTCTTTGACCTTTTTCCCGTCTTTATCAATCCTATATAAAAAGTAAGATAAATTTTGATGCTTATCTGTTCTGCACCCAACAAAGATTGACATATCTCCGTCTGATAATTGAGTTGTGACATCTATGTCACCATACAGATTTTTATCAGTTAAAACTCCGCTTCCTTGAGTAGTTAATCTCATAGCTTTGTTCAGTGTTGTTTTACCAGCACCAACCTCACCTTTTACAACTGTTAATCTGTTTTTTTCGTCAAATTTCAGCTCGGTAGCTTTTAGTCCTCCAAAGTCTTTTGAAACTTGCAATCCAACTATCTTCACTTCTTTTGATTTATTGTTTTTCATCTATGTAAATATTTAGTTCCTCCTGATTGTTTTTAAAATAATCAACCTGCTTATACAGTAATTCTCTTAGGTTTTTTGTTGTATCTTTTAACCAAAGAACTAAAACTGATTCAGCAATAGCAATCCTTTTCAAAAGAGCTTGTTGATGTGTTTTTGATGATTTAATGACTTCAACCGTTATAGGGCATTCTTTTTTAAATTCATCATATAAATCCATTATATCACCATCATAATATAGATACTTATTTATATTGATAGGCGGCTGAGCCACTACATAGTAGCACTTATCGACTTCCCATGCAATCATTTGTCCTTGAGTTTGCCAAAAATCTTTGCTTTTTTCATCAGTAGCTTCAAACGTTCTTTCGTAGTGAGTACCAAAATTCGTACAAGCTTTGTATTCAACAGTCGCTACCGGGACAGCTTTTCTTTTTTTGTTTGCTTTCGAGGTTGATTTTTTGTATTGTTTTTTTAAAACTAAGATATTATCACTCGAGACTCCGGCTTGAGGCATTGTCGGAAATTGCTTAAAACCAACGTCTTTTAATTTTCCTTTTATACCGTTTTTTTTCATCCACTTTTTTGCCGATTTAGCAATCAAAGGCTCAACTCTTGTTCCGTACTGCATTTCCTTTGTTCCGGCTCCCATTTCGGTATATTTACCAGTGAGCCTTTCCATAGCGTTTTCATAAATGTACTTTAAAACAGATGTACCTGGATGAAAAAGTTTATCAACGTCATACCAGCTTAATTTCCCTCCAGAAGATGAACATGTCATTAGGTTTTTTTGCTGCGAACCAGTCCATCTACCCATTCTGTCAAGCATCCATTTTTCAGTCCTTTGCAGATCTGTTTCTTTTGGTTTTTCAGCGACGGTTTCAATATCTAAACTAATCTCAGAAACTTGAGGTTTTTTAAAATCACTTTTTGCCATCTTTCTTCTTTTTCTTTTTATCTTTTTTACTAGAAGGAGCTGCTAGACTAAAATCAGTTGAAACGGCTCTACCTAAGTTTCTGCCGAATATATTACCAAAAGTAGATAAGCAATTACCTATGGCTGAAACTCGTGCATTAGGGGCGCAATATTCAAGTGAGTTAGTGATTTTACCAACCGGAAATTTCTCTATCCGACTGCCGCTTCTAGCTGCTATCGGTTTTGCTCCTGTGCCGGCAATTATTCTGTGCTCTGCATTAGGATAGCTTGGTAAAACTGACATTTTTACAGTACACAAGATTTCGTTCTCAACCTGCTGATAACTTTCATCTATAACATCACATTCCTCAAAAAATATATCAGCCAAAGCTTGCTGAATTGGAATAGACATATATTTTGATGACTTGTTTCCTCCTAGGCTTCTTGTCTGAATCCAGCTACTTTTTGGCGAAGCTTGCAAGGCTTTTTTCCAGGCTTGTTTATCCGGAAAATTAAACCTTTCTACACTTTGTTTTTCATCACTCATATCTACCTACTAAAATTAAAATCTGTTTATGAACCAATAAGTTAACAAACGTATCTTGGTTCATTTCGCTGCTAGATACATAGTTTTTATTCTCTATTTCACCTTTAGAGTTGATGCACCAATAAGGAATTCCGTTGACCATTTTCCATTTTTTTTTTCCGCCTTCGATGTATTTATCTATTTCTAAAAAGTCCTTTTTTCTTGCTACCCTTAGATTTATTTGATGCTTTATTATTTTTTCCTTTTTTGCTCTTTTTTCTTTTTTGCTCTTTTTTCCTTTTTTCTTTTTTGGAGGTTTTGGAGGGTTTTTCATTTTTGGAGTTCCCTTTTCCTTTTTTGCTTTTTTGCCCTTTGCCATCTTTAATTTTTTTTATCCATTTATCAACTTGCTTATCTGACAAACCTATTCTTTCGTTGTGAGCTTTACAGCAAACTAAACAGGATTCAATAGTTTCATGATCAGAATATCCTGTTAAAACCTTTTCGCCTTTTGGCATTAACCTACCGACTTTGTATGTTTTGTTAGTCTGCAAGACAGGAACAGCGACATATTCTTTTTTACCATTAAGCTTTACAAAGTACTTCATCTACAGGCTTTAAGAAATCTGAATTATTTTGACATCTAGGGCTCCATACTTGTATTTCGCCTTTAGATTGATTCGTTACTTTTTTACCTTTTACTTGAAAAATTACACCTAATCTGTTCATTTTTTTGTTTTTATTCGTTTCACGAATTTAATACTGTTTATTGTATATGCAAAACTTTTTGCAGTCTAATATCTTATTCCGTAGCTGTCAGCTATGTAAAAAAAAGATGACAAACTGATTTTTGACATGTTCATACATTTATCAAATTTATTATCGCATTTTTTCTTATGGTACCCATGATTATATACACTTACTCTATGAAAAAAATCTCTTCCTTTTTCGCCAAATGAATTATAAAGTGCTCCAGCTATTTTAACCCAATCAGAATATGATGAAGTTATATCTATTGCATTTGCTTCAATTAGCTGCAAAACTTTTTCAACCTTGTCGTAATCGTCTTTAATAAACTCACCTTTGAAAGCTTGTTTTTTCTTTTTAATTTTTTTCTTTTTTGGGATTTTAAATTCAGTGGCCTCGGGGCAATAATACGCATCATTATCATAACTAAAAAATCTTAACCTGGTGTAATCCTTACAGCTTTCATCAATTGCTATTGAATGAAGTCTAAGCACTTCCTCAAAGTAGTTGAAGTAATCTATTAATGGCTTCTTTTTACTGATCTTAATAACTACATAGACGCCATCTCCGCCGCAAGAATATCCGCAATAATATGTTGAAGGATGTTTTGAAAAAAAGCTCTTAACGAGCGCCATATCGATGCAAGTGTTTGACGGTTTTTTCTTGTTTTTTGCATGTCTATCAATATCTAAAACAATAAAGCCGTTTTTTGATTTAATGTTATCAAGATTTCTTTTGTTTTTAAAAGTTGCTGAAATAGTGACGCATGGTAGTTTCTCTTTTATTTTCTTGTCGCCAGTTTTTCTGTACTTAATTATTCTTTTTTTTAAATCAGATGGCGGCTTCATTGTTTTAAGAAGCCACTCATCTAGATCTTGTTTTTTTGGATAAGTACTGTTAACACTTTTAAAAATAGATATCTTGGTTTTTCCCATCTCTGTCTATTTTTTTAATAAAAAAGGAGCCATTAAACCATATTTTTTTCCTCCTTTAATGCAAAAAGAATTCTGAGCATTAATTGAAAAACTAGATGACTCGTCAAACACAGATAAAATTTCAATCAACATTTTAGGATTGAAACCAACTAAAGCTTCACCTTTAAATTTGCATGTTAAAAACTCTCGAACGCTGCTACTAGAAACTTCATTGTCTACCTTCATGTTTAATTCTTTTTTAGAAATTTCGAGTCGCATTGTTGAAGCCTTTTCTTTCATGGATAAAGTGTTAACACGTTTTAAACTTGAAACAAAATCTTTAAAATCAACATCAATAGGTTTAGCATCATCAATGGTTGAAATAATTTCATTGAATTTTTGTAACGGAAATTGGCCGCTTTGCTGGACAGCCATTATTTCCATTTGACCTGCTTTAAAAAAGATTAAATTATCGCCATACAGCATTTCTAAGTCATCTTCATCAGGTAAAAGATTGTAGATAGCATTACTAGTCTTTCCGCTTATTAATAGACTTGAAACTGACCCGCCGCCTTTAATAGTTTCCTGAAAAAGAGAAGCCATATTTGTCGACCGAATTGTAGTTTTCTTTTTCTTAATATCTATCGAGATGTTTGCAACAGGAACCAACTCGTTGTTCATAACAAATCTAGAGGCTACTTTTAAAGTGTCTTTAAGTTTTTTACCATTTACGGTTGACTTTTTTGTCAGGTTATTTTGTTTTGGCTCCGGAAAACTTTCAACAGATTCAAGCGGTATAGAGAACTTTCCTTTTGAGTGAAAAATAATTAAAGTCGTCTCGGTTATTTCAAGATTTATTTCCTGACTTTTTATAGCTTTTAAACTTGCTAAAAACATCTGAAAATTCACTGCAATAACAAACTTATCAACTTTGATTTTTTCACTGTTTTTACACCGAACTTCGTGATTGTCACCTATTGAGATAATTTTCTTACCAGTTGACTCTATTTTAACGCATTGTAAAATAGGTATATTGTGACTAGGGTTGATCACAGCTTGAAGCGGATCGATTAAGTTGATTAAAAAATCACTATCTATTTTAATTTTCATCTTTTTGTTTTTTGTTTTTACGTAACCAAGCAGCGGCTCTGCCTGCGGTTGTTGCTGAAACTATTGACTTTCCGTTAACTGCTTTTCCTTGAATTTTTGTCTTAAATTCTTTTTGTAAAGTTTTCGCATCTTTGTTCATTATACTCCTGTTTTTTGATTCCAAATTATTATATGAAGCCTATCGCTGTATCTATATCCGTGCTCAAGAGCAGCTTCAACAACTTTAGGTCTTGTTTCGTTTAGTTTTTCTTGTGTTTCGCCTGCAGGCATTAAAACAATTTTTTTATGATCTATTATGCCGCCATAGTCTTGGTGTATTTCGTCTAGATCAGATTTGTTGCTTATCACAAACTTAAAGATTGAATTTTGATGCTCGTTAATTTGGCTGATAACATCAAGGTTGACCCTTTTTTCAAATTCAACCCCGCTGTTATGCAGCTTAGGCGAGCAATTGATATAATCAAGTTGCCTGAATAAAGTGTCGTTAATAGGCAAAGTACCGTTCGTTTCTATCTCCATAGTTGGCCTAAACATCTCGTTTAACCAAAGATAATCAAGGTATTCATTTATTTTTTTCATATGCAGCAACGGTTCACCGCCAGTCCATATTAAATGAGCTCCTCGTCTAAGTAAACTGATTTCATAATCGCTTAAAACATTTTCAAATTCTGTTTTGGTTCCTTTTTTCCATACCTCAATTGAATCACAAATCCAGCTTTCAGACTTGCATAGTATATTACAAGCAGCAAGTCTTATAAATATAGCCGGAACACCTATGGTTTGCCCCTCGCCTTGCATGCTGTAAAACTTTTCAGATATTACTAAATTACTCTTCTTCTTCTCCATAACTTTCAAAAGGATTAAATTGTTCGCTTTTCGTTTTTTTATCAAATTCCTCCCAGTCGAATTTCAATAACTGTTTATATCTTTCAACCGACTTCAAGTCAAGACCTGATAAGTTTGATATATTGTTCAAGCTCATATCATCGTCTCTAATTGACTCAATTAATTTTGCGATACCTAAGTAGTCTAATCTAGATTGATGTACGTTTAAAAGAGCTCTGGTAGTCTCGTATTCGCCTTTTTTAAGTTTACCTAGATTAAAACAAAGGATCTTTTCAAAACCTTGTCCTATTAAGCTTTTAAAATGCTTTGCCCCGTCAACAATTAAATACCTACCTTTTTTTTCACAAACTGTGATTGATTTATATTGACCGAAGATGTTTTCTATTCTTTTAAAACTTAAAGCTTCAAGCGGATCTAGTTCGGTTACCAAGTTGTGTTCTGGTAAATCTATTTTTTTTGTTTTTAAAATTTTAAATCCTGCCATTGTATTCCTTTTTTAGACCACAATTCTGTAACATAGTCTTCGGTTTTTTTTGTTTCAATTATTGCGTTTTCAATTCTGTCCCAATCGTCATCAAAGCACTCAATTGACTTCGCTTCGCTTATATCGGATCTTTCGTTGAAAGCCATTATAGGCCTAGTATATCTACCAAAAATTACGGTACTCAAAGGTGAAGTTGAATCAACACTGAAAAACGGATATTTTTCCATCAAACCAAGCTTTGTCATCGCAAAACCATGAAGCTTGGTTTGATCCCTTGTTAAGTGAAATATTTCATCTAGCATATTGGTTGAGTCGTTTCCTATACCTATATATTCATGACCTTGATTCATCCATTTTTTTAAAACAGACATACTTCCGTCGTCTAACATTGGGTGATAAACTCTCATGAATTTACCAGATATATTCATGCTCATAACTTGATCGTAAAAATCATCTATTAAGCTGACTGGTAAATGTCCGTAAACGTCAAATTCAACCCAAACCACTTTTTTATCCTTGTGCTGCTGTATAAAATCTAAATAAAAATCGTAAAATTCTCGAGCCGGTTTGAGCTTTGAATTTCTTTTCATTCCGACAGGAGTGATTCCTTCTTTGTTCCAGCTATGAGCACCACTGTCAACCATAAGCAAGTGTTCGTCATCCCAATTTTCAATCAGTTTTCTTTCGTTGAGAAGAGAATAAAGCTTCATCACTTTGTTTTCTTTACAAATTTTTTCAGCGTCTCTTGTGTTACTTCCGGCGACTATTATTTTCATTTTCTTCGCTCATTGTTTATTAACCTAATTACGTCGTGAGCATTTTTATTCCATTGCTCGGTATAACTCTCATCAACATCAACGAAATCGATTGTTTCAACGCTTTTATAAACAGCACTTAAAGGAACCATTTCTTTGTAACAAGCCCTGTCAGGAACTGCGATTTTGCACCCGAAATGAATAGCTTCTTGAAGTGTATATCCAAAAGTCTCTTGGTAAGCGGTACTCAAATAGTATTTAGCTCTAGCCAAGTATCGGTAATAATTTTTCTTTGATAAGTTGCTTACATAGTTAATATTTTCTGGTAATTCAATATCAACACGATTACCGCTGCTGGTTACCAATATTTTTTTATCTGTGATAGCTGCAAACTGTAAAAGCTCTTTGATACCCTTTTCTTTTGACAACCTATGCGGAAAAATAACAAAATCTTCTTTTTCAAAAGTTCCGTCAAAAATGTTCTCGACGTAATCTCTGTCCCATATATAACCAGTAACATGAACCATTGAAGCAGGTAAACGAAAGTGATCACAAACTTGTGCTTTATGAAACTGACTACCAACAAAAATACCGTCACAAACTAAGTGGTAACCTTTTTCACTGTAATCAGCCCATCCGCCAAGCTTTTGAACGAAGTCCGTTTTATCAGCTCTACCTGCGTAATTAAAACCGTAAACCTTAACTGAAATACCTTGTAGTTCAGCCATGTATTTAATTGACTCAATACCTGGAAAAAATATATCTCCAACAAGAAAAACATCTCCGTCATTGACTTTTCCGTTGTAGAACATTTCCGATATCATTTGCAGTTGTTTAGACTTGAAAATAATTGTTTTATTTACATCTAAAAACTGACCTTTCTCTATTACTTCCGGATAATTGAATTCTGGGTAAACCACAACGTCACACAACTTGCCTAAGCTGCTGTTCATCATTGGGGTATATCTTTGCTCAATATTCTCTAAAGCTATGTATATGATCTTCATTTTATCTTTCTGTTTTATGTTCTTTTAATCCCTCGTAATCTCCAACCACCAAAGCATGTTTAAATCTAAAGCCTTGGCAAGTACCGCAAGCGTCTATTCCTTTTCCGGCAATAGCGTCAGCATCAAAATCAAATATAGTTCCAAATGGTTCCTCAGTATTGAAATCTTGGCAGCATCTTACAATTCGTCCATCCCATTGAACCTGGATCCAATTATCCTCAATATACGAACAATTCGTTGGTTTATTTTTAGCTTCACCAACTCTGCTTGCCCAGTCATAGAGCTCTTTTTTCTCTTGAAACTCTTTTGGCTCAGAATCAACTACGATATGCTCTATTTTAAAATCGTCTTTCTCAATTACTTTTCCTTCTTTCCATTCAAAGTAATCACTCGCAACTACTAATCTAGTTAACCCAGCGTCGTAAAGATTGTCGTACATTTTTTGAGTAACCATCTTTCCATTACTGTTTATTAATGTTTTGATACCAGCGTCGGTAAACTTCTGAACTATTTCAATGATTCTTGGATGCATTAATGGTTCGCCTAAACCGTTGATTGAAATAGTGTCAGCAGCTTGCATCTTGATAATCTGATCTACTGTATCCATGCTCACTAATCCCTTTGGTCTATTATGCAGCTTTGGATCAGGATGCGGGCAAAACCAACATTTCGCATTGCAATGGTTTGTGGTTTCCATTGCGAAAATTTTAATCTTTTTCATATTACTTTGTTATTTCTGCACCGTTCTCTCCGTCCTCAAGAACTTCGCAATAGTTCAAATCAAAAGTTCTGACAAGCTCTAGAGCTATTTGCTCACAACTCATTCTACCAAAATGACAACCGTTTAACCCTTCGTACCCGATACCATATTCTGTTTTAAGGTGGTATTGAATTTTTCTTTTAAGCTGTATGATTTCAACATCTCTGTCATCATGAGAGACTTCTTTTTTACACTTGATTTTGAATAAATGCCTATGAAGCTGTTTCAAAAAATTAACTTCTTCAATCGGACACTCAGGCCAGTTGTGAACTCCTTCTACTTGTAAAGTTACGACTATATTAATCTTCATCTTACTTCTTTTTAGACTTAAACTTTTCGTTCAGCTTTTTCAGCTTTTTAGCTTTTTTAATCACTTCTGGATTGTTTTTAGCATGCCTTAAAGCGTTGCCTATATGACCTAAAGAGAAATCCGGGTTAGCTTCTTTGATTTCTTTAGCTGTTTTTCCTTCGCTTTGCATAATATAAATTTCCTGGCTTCTAGAAAGTTTTTTAGGCTTGCTATCAGCTTTAGGCTTGCTATCAGCTTTAGGCTTGCTATCAGCTTTAGGCTTGCTATCAGCTTTAGGCTTGCTATCAGCTTTAGGCTTGCCATCAGCAGTTACTGAACCAGATTTACTCCATCCTTTCCCTTTTTTCTCATCTACGTTATTACTAGGAAAATAAGTGACTAAAAGGTCTTTTACTTTAAACGTTTTTCTTTTTCCGTCAACCGTAAGTCTAACAGAACCTTTTGATTCAGAAACTGGTTTTTTGGTTTTTGCATTGCTTACAATTCCTTCAGGTGTAATTACATAACCTGGCGCATTTTTGATTTCTACTTGCTTTGGCATTTTATCTTCTATTTTATTAATTATTATTTTACCGCACATTGGATAAATTCTAGTTCGGTAGTTCATTCCTTTTTTAATCCGTTTGTTTTTAAAAACAATATCTTTTTCAGCAACGTGATGTTGAGTGCTGTAATAACCTACAGAATCTCTGTCGTTTTTATCAACATTGACTGTTCCAGCTAATTTACCGTCATCATATAAGTACTCTATAAAATAACCTAAATCTTCGAAAAGCGTTTTGTGACTGACTTGTGAATTTGTGCTCATTGTGTAAAATTGTTTTGTTATCTACCATGCAAATATAAGGCAATATATCCAACCACAAAACTTTTTGCAAAATTAATCTTTATAGATTGCTGAATTGTTTTCGTTTTCAATGCACTCAACAGAGATAAGCGAAACTCTGCTTTGGCCTTCTAATATGTTTTCAGAAATAAAATCGAATACATATTTTGCAAAAGCCTCACAACCAACATTTGGTAAAATTCTTAAATCAAAAACACCTTCACAATCAGCCTCAGCTGAATAGTCTTTAAAAAGCTCTAGCATAGGATCGTCTTCTGCCACAATAGTTGTATGATCAAACATGTATTTAAACCAGTCCTTGATACTTATACTTATGCCATTAGGTTCAATCATTAGTTTGCTTTTTGTGAAACCAAAATCTTGAACCCAATTTCTGTCATCCAACTTTGCAGCTTGAAAAGTAAGTTTAAATCTAATTGAATAACCGTGGATAAATCTGCAATGTGAAGTCTTTGCTCGCCATTGTCTGAAACAAGTGCTGAATCCGTCTATTATTTTTGTTGATTGGTACATATTAAAATAAGTTTTTATAGATCGCGATTAACGCTATCGAGATGAATACGATTTCTAAAAATAGGTTTGACCAAATTTTCTTTTTGACAAAAACTACACAAAGCATCGAGGCTCCAGATAAGTTTATCAAATTATAATTTAAACCAATTGGGCTAACTATTTTCTGAGTGACTAAATAGTAGGCTAGTAGCAATAAAAGGACACCTATCCATCCTAAAATATCAATCCAAGGAAATCTATTTTTGTTCATTCTTTTATTGTAATCATGTAATGATTCTGAAGATTTTCTTTTTTGTTTCATCTTAATTAGTGTTTAAAAATTCGTTTCTAACCTCTGGATCCTTAAAGCTTCCGCCAAGCTTCCTGGTTGTTGTCCAGCAGTTTTTATCCTCGATACCTCTTGATTTAACACAATGGTGAATGGCTCTTATTTCGACAGCTACATTTTCGGTCTCTAGAATAAAAGATAATGCGGCCTGAATTTGTAAACCTAATCGCTCTTGCACTTGTGGCCGCTTGCTAAAAAACCTAACTACTCTATTAAGCTTTGATAAACCCATGACCTTATCTTTAGGAATATAGGCTACCTTAGCAATTCCTTCTATATTTTGAAAATGATGCTCACATACGCTGCTGACATCAATACCTCCTTCAATTACCATTTCGTCGCACTTAAATTCGTTTTCAACAGACATGCATCGTGGAAAATTATTGTAGTCAAGCCCTTCAAATATTTCGTTGACAAACATTTTTGAAACTCGTTTCGGTGTTTCTTGCAGGCTGTCATTTTCAAGGTCTAAACCTAGCATCTGCATGATTGACTTGAATTTTTCTTCAATCACAACGAGCTTATCAGCTTCGCTGTATTGCATTACATTTTTGACAGGTGTTTCTAAGCTTAAAGACTTAAGGTGCTCAGCAACTTTTTTTCCTAATTCTGGATCGTTTTTCATAATCTTTTTATTCGTTGTATTTTTGTTTCGTTTTGATCTTCATAAATGTCGTGCTTGATTGTAGCTTTCACTGATTCAAAATCTTCATCACTAATATTTAAAGGACTTCCGCCTATATACTTAACTTCTTTTCCGCATTCAGTTTCGTAAATCCTTACATAAGTGATTCCGTAATAACCTTCAAAACTGAATGACTCAATAGTTTTTATTTTTAGCTCAACTCTTTCCTTATTGTTAAACAAATGCCCTCGTTTTAAATTTAAAAGATGTTTTTGTTTTTTAGCCTCGTTTAAATCATATAAAACACCGTCTATCAATTCATAACCGTTTTTTAAAAGCAAATCCAAGGCATGACTATTGTTTGTCTCGCTGTAATACCATTTAACATAACCTGTGTCGCTGCAATTTTTAATCTCTTCATATTGATATTTTCCGAACTTAAAAACAGTATCAGGAATCACCCCTTGCGGATCACCTTCTGTGTAAAAAGATCTTTTTTCACCCCTTAAATTAGTATCAATTTCAAAAGGTTCATTGATTTTAGATTTTGCAATCTCTAAATCTTTCGATAAATTTTGAATATATAGAAAATGGGTTTTTTCTTTGAACTGAAAACGATTTATTTCAACTTTAGTTTTTTCAACTTCCCACAAGGTGTAAAATTGTTCTGCGAATCCTATAACTTTCATAATGCTATTTTTTAAAGTTCAACTAAATTACCCCATCCATCTACTTGGTAGTAAACTGTTTTCGTAAAATTAAACCCAACAGCCAATTCTTTTTCGTTTAAGCATTGTACCATCGTAACTTTTCCGTGATCTAAATTAGCTCCTAATTTAATTCCGTTTGTTTCTACAAGATTTAATAAATTGTCCATAATGTATTGTTTTTAACTGTTTGTTTTCTACACCACGAAGATACAACCATTCTCAAGTTCATTCCAAATTATTCCACCGGTTTTTTTTTATTCTCAAAATATTTGTCAATATGATAACTTACTTTGTACTTAGAAATATCTAGAATTCTAGAGATGTTCGCAACAGTATTATCTGCTTCAGTCATGAAACACCCTATAATTAAATAATGTTCTTTTTTCTTTATCTTATTGTTTGCTGGCATAATTAAAATGGTAAATCATCATCCTCACCTATTTCTTTGTTTTTTGAATGAGAGACTGGTGATGGACTGCTTACAGGAGCGTCTACTCCTTCGTAGTTTACAAAGTATCTTTGAACGCCACTTGATTGTTTTTTATATTTTGAATGCTTGCTTAGTGCTTTACCCATTTTCACTGCATACAGTTTTGAAGTAAAAGCCGGGACGTTGACGATTATTTTTTCTATCACCTCGCTGCTGCTTAAAAGCTCACCAAGACCTTCTTTTTTGTTAAATGTAAAGTATCTTAAAAGCAATTCCTCTTCTAAACCAACATTTCTGAATTTTTCGTTTTGGTCATTAATGAATCCAATTTCCTCCATATCAAACCAGTGTCTATATCCTTTTTTCCATAGTTGATAAGCTTGACCCCATACATCATCAGGATTGATTTTGTGCATGTAATCAATACCCTTGACTTTGAAAACTAACCAACGTCTGTTTCCTGTCATGTCACTCAAGAATTTATTATCGTTTACAGAGCCAAGGAAGCTCGCTCTTCTAATTAAATGGCTATTATATCGCCCATAGGCTTTGCGAACAGAAATACGCTGCCTGGTTATGTATGACTTTATTGACTTAATATCGTTTCCGTTTAAAGCCTCGAGCTCGTCTAAATGTATAAACCAATACTGGCTCAAGTACATGACGTGATCTTTATTGCTTGTATCAATATTTCCCTCGTACAAATATTCACTTTGAAACTGTTTAGGTAGCAGCGATCTCATCCACCTGGTTTTACCTAAACCTTGCTTTGATTGAAAAACCAAACAAACATCATTGACGCTGTCAGTTCTCATAAGGCAATCTATACAACCCACTAAAAATCTTTCTAACGTTTTTGCAAATCTCTTATCGTTATCAGTTTGAACTGTTTTTGCTAGTTTTTTAATATAGTTTTTCTTCTTTTTCTTTTTCGGTAGGCTTTCAAAGTACTCCTCGAACGGATTGTAATCTGGCGAAAACTCAATACTTTCAATAAATGTATTGACTTTATTATCGCTAATCTCAATATATTCAGCCATCAACTCTAGCAGCAGGTTGTTCTTAAATCTGTCATCATAAAGCTTCCATTTAGATTTCTTTTTTCTTTTTCTAAATTCGTAAAAACCAGTGACCACATTAAATCTAAAAACATACTGAGAGTCGATGTAATTGAAAGCCTTACTATTCTTTCCATCGTACTTCATATTTATTCAAATGTTAAACTAATATCACCTATCCTTGCATAATGATGAACAACGTTTTTAACTCGTATTCTTTGAGTCGGAGTAAGTTGTGATTTTTTTTCCTGTATTAAATTATATTGAGATAAATACCAACCAAGATTAGTTGAAGGCATTTTCGGAATTCTTTTTTGAGGTATTGGTTTTGTTAATTGACAAAAACTTATCCAGTCTTTTTCGTTTTCAAAAGAATCTTTTACTTTTTGTTTTTTGATCTCGATATGTCTTAACTCTTTTTTAAGTTCAGCTTCTTGATTCATCTAAATAGGTTTTTTGAATTCGATTTCAACAGCATGTTTGAAACCTCTATTGTAAGCCTCAAGGTCTATTCTTTTTAATAGCTCTTTGACTTTAAGCATTGTCTGAAAATAGTGTGAATGATTGATTGGTTGAACTGACATAAGATTCATCAGTTCATTATAGTTTTCATCGACATTTGATTTGTCTATCGCCATAATATATATTTTTAAAAGCAAAAACCAACCCAGGTTTGTAGACAACAAACTAACAATACAATGATTTTAGTGAAGTGCCTGGATTGGTATGCTTATGAAATAATAATGTCTTTTATCATTATATTTTTGCGCCTACAGCACGAAGATAATAAAACATTTTAAAAAGAATTACTTTTTCTTATTTTTCTTTTTCTTTTTCTTTTTCTTGTCTTTTTTAGACAACTCGCCCAGATCAACATCTTCAACCGATTTGTTCTTCTTTTTAGACTTTTCCTTCTTTTTCTTTTTGTCCTTTGCTGCTTGCGTCTCACTAGCTTGCTCGGCGTCATTTTTAGACATGTGATGAGTAAAAACAGCAACGATTCTATCAACAACAGTATCTTCGTTGTCAGATTTGTTAGCCATTACTGGTAGCTCGTTTTTGTTGATGTACTTGATAAGCTTGCTGATACTCATGCTCGACAAGTGCTCTTTCATGGCATCAATATCTTCGTATTCATTTCCAGCTTCAATCAACTTGTTCATGTTTACTTTTTCAATATCAGGTATCTCTTCGCTTGGTTCGTCAAAAGCTTCTTCAGGTGTTTTAGTAGGAAGCTTTTCAGCTGTTAATTTTTTGTCTTTTTTCTTTTTAGGTTTTTTGTCTTTCCCTTGTGTCTCAACTTCCTCAGGATCTTTAACATCAATGTCTTTGACAGCAGCCTTAGTAGGTTCGTATTTCGTGATGTCCTTGATGATTTGCTTTATCAAATACACACGACCTCCGCTTGCTTGCTTAGTGTCTTTAGCATCTTTTAAAAGCGACTTTCCTAAAGTGCGAACTCTCAGATCTTCATGACCAAACAAACTAAGCTCATGCAGCACGTCTTTCGCGTTCATGAAAGTAGCATCTGTGTCGCCTTTGTCAGCAAAAATAACATGAGCTTTCACAGCTCTATCTTCGTCATTGTTTACTGCTGTTTTTTGCTTAATAACTTCATTTGCAAAGCTTTCAGCCATTTTACTAACCACCTTAGGATCTTTTAGAGTTTCCTTAAAGGCTTCAATTAAATCAGATTTTAACATTTTAATCTATTTTTATTTTGCTTACTTGTCTAAGGCGTCAGCTTTCCTTTTTATTTTCTCTATTTCTTTTTTAAGTTTTTCTTGAAGAACTTCAGCTTGAGTCAACTCAATATCAATACTTAAAGACTGATAACCGTTTTGAGAAATATTAATCGAAATCGATTTCCCGATAATTTTTGATTCACCAACCTTAGTTCTTTTTAATGCAGTATTTAGATCCATAATTTTCTTATTTAAAATTATCTTTTGTTTCATACCCGTCAGACATGATTTTATTTATAGCTAATTGCCTTAATACTATATAAACAACAGCGCAAACAATTAATCCGATTATTTCTTTAATCATTTTCTTTTACTTTTACGACGTTTTTTACTTCGTCTTTGGTTTCTTTTACTTTTACCTGGGTAATAAGATTCTAGATTTTTCGTCTTGTTGTAACTTCTGAGACTCATAATTTCAACAGCATCAGTCACCAAACTTTTTTTCACATTTTCATTTGTTGCTGCATTACTAGATTTATCCAACTCTTTTTTTAAGTTTTCTAGTCGAACTGATTTAGCTTCAGGTAAAGTTGTTTTTCCAATACTAAGGTGACCAACAATGAGTATCTTTTTATTTAATCCCATGCTTTTTTCTTTGTTCGTCAAGCTTCTTATTAACTAAACGGTTGATTTTCTTTTTGCTAAAAAGCATTTCAGCCTTTCTCATTTGTATTTTCATATCAGCCAGCTCTAAATAAACACGTTCCAAACGCTTCTTTTTGTTCTTGGTAGGGCATTTGTATTGATGCATCTCAAGAGACAATTCCATAGCTTCCTCTTGAATCTTATCAATGCTTTGTTCCTTACCTTGAACCTTAATTAGGTTTTTAATTGTGTTTAGATTTTTTTTAGTCATCTGGTGATAATTTAAAAACGTCAATCAGTTTTTTGATTGTTTTGTTTTTTGATATCAAGCTGTCAAGCTTTTCTTTAATCGTCTTTTCTAATGATTCTGGCATCAGTGCTGTTTTGCTTACAATAGTGAATAATTTTCGCACAACTGTCGCAAGTAACCCTGATTCGCTCTGTTTTGATTTCAGGCTCTGCGTCATATACGTTGTCGTGAATATCTAAGCTGCATAAGGTTTTATTCTTGTCTAGAGGTGATACAGCGTGAGTTCCTTTTATTAACTTTTTACCTGATTCAGTTAACCCGTTTAAATCAAAGCTGACTGAATGTATAGGTGGAACCTTAACTATTTTTTCTTTTCTCGCCATCTTGGTTTTTTTTAGATTCATGTTCAGCTAACCAATTCATCGTGTCTAGATAATCTTTTTTCATTTTCTGATTATCTAGAATCGTAAAGATTAAAAAAGTAAAAACAGCAGAGAACGCAATAATTCCTCCTATTAAATACAACCAGTCTGTCAAATCTTTATGCATCGTTTCGTCTGTTAAAAAGTGAACTAATTATTTCGAACTGGCTATGCGATAAGTAGTCAATGTCACCACTATGTCTAAGCTCAATCCACTCCTTAAAAGTCAGTTCGTTTTCAACCATAAGAGACCTAAGCGAGTCTTTTATATCACCATTACAATAACTTCTTAAAACAGTTGTTAAACGTTGGCGTCTGTCTGGGTTAAGTGCTTCGTGATCTTTTTTAGCTGCCTCAATTTTCACAGCAGCTAGATCCATGGCAGCTTTGACTGACCCCATTATTACACCTTTTAAAAAAAGTGAGTGAATACTTGCTGAAGCACACTTCTCTTCAATGATTGCGACAGCTTCTTGTTCTGTAATTAGTTTCATTATTTAACCTATTAATTTGTTAGTATTACTTGATCTTCCGTCAGCGTATCCTTCATTGAAAGCTGCTCTATCTATTAATCCTTTTTTACCTACGTTATTCACTTCTCTAGTTTTACCTATTAAAGCTGGCACAGCTAATTCAATCAGTTCGTTCATTTTTAGAACCATCAAACCGTGTTTCTGTGAGTCTATTTTTTTAAGCGTCTCCGACTGCTGCTCTCTGTAAGCCGATCTCAAACCAGCGACGCATCCTGATAAATATGATCCAGCCCATGCACTTCTGGTAGACATTACACCAATTCTTTCTAAGCTTTTTAGGTCTACTTTTTCGGGTTTCAATCCCATGCTTATCATTTTATTAATATGATCAGCTTTCGTTTTAACCTTGTATTCTTTATATCTAGAGTAAAAGAAATTCAAGAACTTATGAGATAAAACTTCATATGTTTCCATTGCCACCAACCTGTTTTGCTCAGTACCTATTAAAGTTAATTGAACTTTTTTTCTAGCTCTCAATTCAGAATCCCATAGTTTTTTTGAGTAGACTTTACAGTTGTAGGCTTTACCAATAACATCCATTAATTCCCACTCAAAATCAGCGTATTTGAATTTGAAATGCTTAAACAATTCTGAAACGGTAACTGATTTATTAATATCTGAAACGTGAATCTCAATACTAGATTCCTCGATGTCGTTAATCATCATCAGCTCCTTTGCTTTTTTCATAAAAGCTTCCATTTCACTTTCAGTAGCTGCTGGGTCTTTCGCTTTTGCAAGCAATTTTCTAATTTTATCTAAAATCTTTTTATTTTTCTCGCTGCTCATAATTAATACATCATTAAGTGAATGTTATTCTCTTCGCACCATTCAGATACTTTCAAACATAAACTATTCGGGATGGTATAAATATCTACAGGATAGTTCTGATTGTTTTTATACTTGTATTGATAGTTTAAGTAACCTTTACCGCTTATATCAATACTTAATATAGCATGAATATCTGAATATGCATCAACTTCAAAAAATTGTTGTGTATTCCAAAAACGTTCACTCCACTTGCAGTGAACGCCATCTCTATTACTTGCTGTCATTATGTTTGAGCAAATAGTAAAATTACCATCCATCAGCCCCATGTAAACAGGGTTAAATGGCTTATCTATTTTCATTGATGCGTATGTTTTAAAACAGTCTTCAAAAAAGAATCTGAGTCCAAAGTAATCTAAAACATTTACGACTTCATCTTTGCTTGTTACTTCAAACATTCTGTTATTATTGTCCATCTCTATCGTTTTTTATTTTCATCAATAATTCATCAATAAGAATCAACTCTTCTGAACTATATAGACTCCAATTAGTATTTGTAAGTTTTCTTATGGTTCTTTGTTTGATGTATTTTTTATCAAGCTCATCTGTTCTTAGATAGTAATAAGATCTATCCCATAAACCAGAACCTATTGCTAGTATATAAGATCCGCTAGATTGTATTCTTTTAAACCTAGTTTGTCCGCTTATGGCTTGAGTTTTTGTGACTCTTTCTATTTTAAGCGTTTTAACAATTATACCTGATCTTTCAAGGTAGAGCTGATCATCAACTTTCAGTTTTATTTTATTGTCCATCGTTAATTTCTTTTTGATCCATTAATTCTAAAGCGTCATCAAAGGCGTCATGCTGCATAACAAGCTCAGCCTTAATGTTGTCAAACAATCCGACAGCGTCAAGATCTTCATTGCTATTACTTGTCAACGAATCGTAAGCTTCTTTTACTGCTAACTTTGCTCTTTCTATTTGGTTTCTTGAATACTTCATCTTATTGCGCTATTAAATTATGAATACCATCATGACCAATAGCAAATTCGCCGTTCACATCAAATAACTTTGTTCCATTGCTTCCGCCATCAAAAACCATGTATCTAACATTAACTGAAACCCATAAGTTATAAATAACAGTTCCGTCTGATGTAGTTCTTTCTGTGGCTCTAATAGAACTATTCCCGCTTGTTATATGCAGCTTTCTAAAAAGTACCGGAGTAGTCTGGAAGTCAGGTGTATGAAATTCAATACCTATTTGACTTCTGTTGTGCTTTTCTCTTAATTCTTCAATTGGTGCCTGGAAGCCACGCTTCAATAATTCTGTTTGAATAAAGCTTTCTAATTGATCTCTCTGTGATTGTGATGTTAATAGTGTCATTGTAATTGTTTTATGTTTGTTTCTACAGTTGCAAATATAAGGTCCTTCTTTACTTCAATCCAAACTTTAAGGTGAAAAACTGCAAAATATTTTGCGAACGCTAATATAGCAAGGTTAAAACAGTTAAAAACACTAAGTAAATAAGCGAGTTAAAACAGTTAAAACAATATGCAGCAGTTAAAACAGTTAAAAACACTTAGAAAAGTGCATAATTTACAAACGTTTGTAAACGTTTAACGCTTGTTTTAGCCTTGGCGTCAATAAATCCGTCTTTTTAATCCTTAACATTTTTAATTCTTTAGTTTATTACATGCTTGAAACACTTGTTAAATAAGGAAATTATAGTGTGAATAGTGGAGTACATAGGACGAAGGAGTACATATTTCGTTCACTCCATGAGTCAATAGGTACTATAAACCCTAGAAATCATAGTGTGAATAGTGGAGTAAGTAGTATAAAAGACCTAATAACTTTTGTTTATATATAAGTCTATAAGAAAATACACATGCCCTCCACTGAGCCTTTGTTAGGTCTTACTATACTTGACATTCAACGGTAGTGCTGGATGTTTGGCTACTCCTATAATGTCTTGATAATTAAGTTGTTTACTCCACTGACCGCCCTCCTTTCACTCCACTACCACATTAGATAGATAATTAGATTAGTTGGTTACTAGTTGCAAGGAATAATAGATATTAATTATTAATTAGATTGTTAGATAGATTAGATAATAGATATTTAGATCTGTATGATCACAGCGGCGACCGCTGGCAGTCTTATAGCAAGCTAGGCAGGTACTACTATCAGAAATAGATTAAGTTACTTTGACGTCGCCCTGTAAACCATGCATCTCCCTTCCTCTTTTTCTCTCC